CAACAACCGGAACTTTGAGTAAAGCTGCCATATAAAATGGTGAAGGCTCTCCCATAGGATTTTGCATCCTAAAGGGAGATTTGATCCGACTTAGTGTTGGAGCCCGGCTGTGCTAATGGAGGAGACTTTGATCAAATTAAAGCTGAAATAGAGGATATAATTCCTCACTGCCTGATCAACAAGAAGCTTCGAGCGAATCTCAAATCTTGGAACAAGATGCTCACTCTAACTAATAGAGTATAGAGATTAGACAACCGTAGCACACTCCTCCCCACAGGCTATGAAGTTGTCTCGGCAGATGGTTCATTCATTAGTGAAAAGACATGGAACAGCAAAAGCGACCAGAACCTTCTATCTGCCCTCTTCATGAGACACTTCTCCTCTCATTTGAAGCCTGAACCATAGCACTCGTTTAATTTCGACTTGATGTGCCAAGATTGGTTCGAATCGTTCAGCACGCAGCTGAACTCCCGGGACATACCCGAAGAAGTTTCAGTCGACAATTGGTTGAAACAGAAATATAGCTGGTCTTAGACTAAAAAGTAAAAATATGCCAGCTAGATCCTCAAGCAGTGCTTGGATCCCTCCCTTAAGAACTTCATCGGTAAGTTCACTTGCATGGTCAAGAGTGGAGAGACCTTCCAAATGAAAGAAGGTCATAAGGTAAGTGAAAGGCCTAGATTAATTTTTGTTCCGTCCCCGGAATTTTGTGGGCTGGCCACTTATCTTCAATCCTATATGTTCTCCGACTTGAAACCATTATGCAACTGGTTCAGTCACGGAGACAACTGCGAAAAGCTGAAAGACCGTGTGGAAAGATGTCGGTCCAAGTTTTCAGATCCAGTTTCTATCTCGTTTGATGGTTCATCTTTCGACTCAAATTAACACGTTGAGAACATCAACTCCGTGGACGGCCGAATAGGAGCCGTTTTTCAAGAACGTCTAGCTCTTTACGTCGCGAGATTCTCCCAATCCTTAGGGATATCCCCTGAAAATCAGAGATTGATAGTTAATGGTGTACTCAAAACCATCATAGATCCGGATTGTTCACTATCCGTCTCATCGTTAGACATGAAAGTCTCAGGTCAATTCTACCTGAGCGGAACAACTTTTTCCGGACATCCCACTAGAACCACACTCGGTAATACGTTTAGAACATATTTATATATATGTTACATGTTGTAGGGCATCAAATTCGATGTCATAGTGGCAGGGGACGACTCAGTAATATTCGCTGAACGAGCAGATGCTGCATAGATCTAGGAGAGGATCTTGGAGCTTACTTCACGAGACTCTACGTCTAGGGCCAGTGAAGGGTCAACCACCCAAATTGGATTGGGTCAATGCGTCAAAGAAGTCATCGTTAGAGAATGGTGGGACTTCGATTTCTGCTCTAAAAGGTGTTACTTGAGCTCCACCGGTAATTGGTACGTCCTTAGGGACCCCAAGAAGGCATTCCTCGAAAAGCAATGGTATTCGAAGTCTAATAATGCCATGCTCAATTCTCCTTCATTATATTTACAGAGTCTCAAGAACAACTTAGAGGCGGAGCTCCCCCTCCCCTCACTACTGTACCTGATGAAGCAGAGAATGGATTGTTACGGTCCATCCGATCAAAACAAAGAAGTCACTTGTGACTAGCCTCTTCCAGGCATATTTGATCACTGCTGGCATAGCAAGATAAAGCCAGAAGATCTATTAGAGATAGATACTATCGTTAGACATGAAGTAGGTCTAACTTTGTCCGCCATGGACAACGTAACCCCCAAATCCATGTAGTTGAGACTATACAAGTCAAAGAATGTGACTACTCAACTTCCAGCGTCCCACCACGAGGACTAGAGCCAATCCGCTCTCCTACAGGAATCATTCGTTGCAAACGTTGATCCTGCTTTTCCTGCAATGAGGGTTACAGGAGCGTCCCCATTTCTCACTACCAATATAGAGAAAAGTCTTCCCCTTTCTTCCATCGAAGATACCAAATAGACTAGGGACCAAAGTCCTTCTACTCCAGCTGGATATTAGAAAGCTTGAACAAAGCGTCATCGAGGTCGTTGAAAACGAACCCCTTGATGCACATTGAATACAGTTCAATAAGTGAACAAAATTCAATAGGTGAAAAACATAAAGCAAAGATTAAGGATGATCCGCTTACACCTCTTGTTCAAAAAGTGACTTCATGATGCTTTCACCCACCCTCTGCAAACTTCTCAAGTCCGATAGTTTAGGTTCACAGGCACCCCGACGACCTATACCCAGCGAAGATCGCGCAAAGGGGTAAATTAGGTCGCTTTTCGTCCAGACTCTCAGAGAGACCACTCGTGCCTGTCCAATACTTCCTTTACCCACAGGTCTCTTCCCTCAAACGAACTCATCTACATAGAAGCTGTCCATGTGATAGCTGATGAGACGCAGTTGACCAAGTCAACGAACTTGTCAGGCGATATTATTTCGCTAACGACTCCAATAGTCTCTCACCTTCACAGGGAGAGCATTCCAGTGGGATCTAGCTGTTCATGCTACTCGCCCACCATTAATGACAGGCTCGCCGACTCTCTTTCAAAGAGATTAGCGACCAGTCATGAAGCCCCATTACACACACCTACGGGTGCTCGTTGCAAGAGACGAG